CGAATTTTATTAAGGAGTGCTGATCTTTTGGGTCAAGTTGAACAAGAAATCGGTAATACCTTTTTTGAACCAATCCAGATGTTAAACCATCTCTAATTTCTCTCAAAAAAGTTAACGTTAAGCTAGAACCAAATTTATTAACTAAATTATCACTAGAATCACCAATTTGAGTAGTGGCTCCAGCTAATGTTTTGATAGCTAAATCAAATTGTCTTATTGGTTCAAAAAAGGTATTACCGATTTCTCGTTCAACTTGACCCAAAAGATCAGCACTCCTTAATAAAATTCCTCTACCAACTGTCAAAAATTCTTGAATGTTTTCAGTTACTTCATCAAGTTTTTGAAAGAATCCTTCGCTCTTAATATCATCAACACCAAACCCAAAAGTACCAAGAACTTTAAAACTTCCATTATACATATAGAGTGGACCTTTTGCCCCACTTTTCTTTAGTGAAAATTTTATAGGTTCAACAATAAGTACTTCGTTATCTTTGCGATTTTTAAAAACTAGAATGTGATCTCGAGTTCTTGGTTCATTATCTTTTTTATGAATAGAATACGCGCGAATGTAGTTTCTCAAAATTTGAAATTGTTTGTAACCACTATTAGAACTAGGAGGACCACCAATAACCTTACCATCTTTAGTAACGCCACCAGTACCTCTAAGAGGATGAACACCAGTTGTTCCAGAGATTGATAAGTCTCTTAAAACGATTCCGTTATGTTCTGATACTATTGCATCTTGTGTAGGAGTAATAGTGATAGCAAAATTTTCAACTTGTTGTAATTCTTGTGGGTTAATTTGAAATTTAACTTCAGTAAATGCTGGAGCTGGATTACCAGTTCTCTTGTTAATTACCTGAAAGGAATAATTTAATCCACCATTTTGCTTAGACTTATCCCAATTAACGCCTTCTTTAAAGTCGTTAAGTAGTTGTTCTCGTTGACCACCAAAAGATTCAGGGTACGGAAGGTTAATAGTTGTCTTTTTGAAGAAGGATATAAGGTTTTTTACTTCGCCTTCTAGGGACGTCCATGACATGCGCTTTATTATCTCCTATATTTATATTATGCTAGCTATATCGTAATACATTCGATGGAGAGCTTATGGCAATAGCGCATTCAGAACATCAATTGAATCCTGCAAATTATCCGCTTGATCAAGCATTATTTCTTTAACATTAGATGCGTCTTCTTTTTCTCTCAAAGAACCCCGAGTAGTGTTGCCTCTATTATTAGCGGTATCATAGCGTTGTTCATAATAGTCTTCTGTTTGCATTGTATAATTGTCACTTATTTCAGTAAGGCGTGTAGTGAGCTGACCAGAGCGTATACCACGCTCTGTAGTCAATGAGGCAAGTCCTGTATCGGAAATATCAGTACCAACTAAATAAGCGGTAATAAACGTATCGCTAGTCGTAATATTTGTTTGCGCTGTAGTAATCTCGGTTACTCCATCGGGGTCATCATTTGCTGTAAGTGCTGTGGATTGCTCCGACATTCTTGATTGTCGACTTGCTAATTCTGCTTCCAAAGAAGTAATAAGACTATCCATCAAAGGTTGTTCGTTTGAATCAGATGCTGTTTTAGTAGTACGTTCAGCATTTGTAAATCCTGTAAAAGAGGCTGTTGCATCTGAACCAGAAGCTAATGTTCCAGTAGGAGCAACTCTAACTATAATGTCTAAAGTCCAATTATAAGGAGGATCTCCACCCAAATCATCGGTAGCAATAGTAACTTCAACTACTGCTGCATCAGTTCCACCATTTTGAATTACAAATACATCACCTACAGCAAAACTCATTGGTCCCACTGCATCAGTCATACTAAGACTAGTAGAAGCCGCAGTTAAAGCAGTAGAAGTTTGTGAAGTACCCGTAAGTGTGGGAGCTGTTCCTGAAACACCATTTTCTAAAATATCTTCAAAAACAGCCTGATCAGCAATATGTTGTTGTTCATTTGTCGTTGTCGTTGATGTACCACCGCCATCAAATTCATCAATACGAACAATATCAGTAACTGGAAAAACTGGTAATAATCTTCCTGAAGGAGGATTTTCTGCGACAGCTAGTATATCAGCCTCAACTACAGGACTAATTATAAATACACCGTCAATAGCTGTTCCTTCAGCATCGTATTGTCCAATAATGTCATCATTATAATAATCAAATAATGCTTTAAAAGCATCATCAATTTCACCTTTTCTAGCAATGGTATCATCTTGAGCAGCGGCAGAACCAGAAAGTGCTGACTGCTTTGTAGTTTTCTCTACAATATCCGCATTAACAGCTACAATTTGACTTGGGGTTAATATTGGTTTAGCCATTTTATTTCTTTAACCTCACACTTGCACTTAAAATCGTTACAGGAGGTGGGATTGTTGGGGGTGATGTTGGTAAAGTAGGCAAAGTAACAATGTGTGTATGAGTAGCTAACCATGCAAATAGAGCAGGACCCAACACAGCCATATCTGTAGCCATTTCCCCTACGTCCACAAGTGAACCAGTAAGATTAATTTTACCACTTTCAAACATCTCTATTGTTGTTGTACCAGTAGTAAAAGTAATTTTTTCAGCAAGTTTATCTATCGTTACAACGAGAGCACCAATCGTAATAGTAAATTTACCAACAGCTCCATCCATTTCTGTTACTATTGTTTCAATACCTGCTTTAAAGGTAATTTTTGATGCAGCCTTATCCATTTTGATTTCATTAATAATATTAATGGAATCATCAGAAGATTCTTCTCCATAAGTTTCATCTGGTTTAGTACGATCTCCTTGAGAAAGAGTTATGGTTTTATTAGCTCTATCTAATTTTATTCGTTGATTTTCTTTATCTTCAAGAATTAGGGCACCTGTTTTATCAAATTTGATAAAAGTAGGGGCAGTGGTCGGACGTTCTGTTCCTTTGGATTGAGTATCTCTTTGACCACCATAATAAGTTAAAATCCATTCGCCATCTTTGTTTTTTTCAAGACGCATACCATTATATTCTTCTATATGACGCTGTCCGTCAGATTCTTTAGTAACAAATTCTTGAGGATGATTAGTATTTTGCCAACTACCAATAATAAAAGGTTGATTTGGAAAACCATTCATAAAGGCTACAACAACTTGAGATGCATCATGGTCAAAGATGTATGCATCTTCGTCATTTTCATTTTTACCTTCTATTAGTTTAGTTTTTGGATAATAGATTGTTTCAGAAAAATTGGTTACTCCACCATATAAATTAATAGCCATTACACTTTCATATTCTTGTCCATGTCTAGGCCCGAATTCAATACGAACCCTATATTCAACTTTATTTTTAGATTGGTTATTAACATTATCAACAAAATAGACTTCTCTAATTGAAGCAATACTAATTTCATTAGCTCTATTTGCTACATTTAAGATTTTTAAAATGTCTGAATCAGATAAATCTGGTTTGCCAGTAGTCCCCAAGTTCAATGAAGCAGAGGAAATTGGCGTTCCATCTTTTTTATACTTCATTATTTCTTCTTCCTCTTGATTATTGTCAAGCCAATTTCTGTTTGATCAACAGCACCTGTTATCTTATCTCTAGTCTTGAAGTCAACATCGTCCAAATATTTAAATCTTGATTGACCTCTTGTCCAACTAACTCCTCGAATGACAGTAAGTGTAGACGTACTTTGACCAGGAGCTGACCATTCATGACTTACACCTTCTAATTGATATAATTTTTCTCGACTATTTAAATAAACGTTTTCACCAATATTTAGATGATCTGTAGCTATACTACCTGACTTCAAATTTTCTTTAGGAGGAGTTGTTTTTAGAGGTTTATCATTAACTAAGATGGGTGTCGTATTACTTAGAGGAACATGAATATCATTTATTTCACTATAACCTTTAATAATCATAGTACCATTTTCAGTACGATCATAGTTACTCCACCATTCAATTAATTCTTTTTGCCATCTTTTAACAATATCCAAGTCTGTTTTCACTCTAGCTTGTTTTTTGTCTGCCCCACTAATGAAGAAAAACTCAGTAGAAGCTTGAAATTGATTTAATCCATGTCTAATTATAGAAGCCTTATTAATAAATGGAAAGAGAGGTGTTTTGGTACCATCTAAAGCAAAAGGATCTGGAATGGTTTCACCTTCAAAGGCAGCCATAAATTGAGAATAACCATCCATTCTTGGTGCTTGAGGATCAAAGTTTATCCAATTATATCTTTCATGATCGCTGAATCCCAAATCATCACTAAGAATTTGATTTTCTTGAATACGAATATTAGGTAGTTTTGGGAAAATTGTTTGTGAATAAGGTAATTTTCTCAAAGTTAAAGTTGGAAAAACTCTATCTTCAGCAGGATAATATTTCATGCTCAAATATACTTCGTTCATCAAACTATTAGAAATACTAACTATAATATCCCATAAACTTCCGTTAATAGCTCTTTCAGATGGAATAGCCCAACTATATCCTTCGGGAACCAAAGAAGTATCAGCACCACCAATTTCGACTCTTAGAATATCCGAAAATTTTCCAGTGGATTTTCTAACACCAAAAGCATCGTATACTGGTTTTGGTAATCGAACTTGATTAAATTGATCTGATTTGATTTTTTGTTTCTTTTTGGTTGCACTCAATTGAACAACTAATCCATCACCAAAATATAAATTTAAGTAAGATTGTAAAAACTCTGCAGGAGAACCTGTTATCTTGAAACCTTTTTTTAAAATAACAAAATTATTTTGCACACTTTTTGGTACATAAGGATTATAATAAAATTTACTTTTATCAAAAATCTTTCCAAAGTCACGCCCTGAAATACGATATGTAAAAAACTTTTTACCATCTCTAGTAGTTGATTTACGTCTAGAAACCCTATCAATATTGCCTAAACAAATTAAACCTTTAGTAGTTTTGGTATTAATGCCAAAACGAGATAAATAAAGCATTACCCAATCTCCTGGTCTTACTACCCTATCCCAAGATTGATCTGAAGTCAGGTCAACAGTAAAATTACCGCTGGCACTCGATTTAGATTTAGAATAAACCATCTTCTTTACTGAAGAAGTAGCATCCAATCTTCTGGCTTCTAAAACATTACCTCTTCCCTCAGAAATGAAAGTATAATGATTAGCATAAGGAAACATCACCAGACCAATTCTAGGTAATGATGTAACTAATTTTTCTTCATCTTTACGTCGTGGCATAATTAATAATCAACCTTCTTAGTTTCTGTAGATTCTAACCATTCTCTCAAAATTCCCACAACGACTTTTATATCATCTGCTGCTCTGCCTTCATCCTCGACATCCACTCTATCTCTAGGACTAACAGGACCATGTACACCCTTTCCTAATCCACTCGTTTCAGAAATATCTCTCAATTGTTGTTCTTTGAGTTCTAATTCTTCAATTTTTGCTTTTATTCGTGGGGCTCTTATCCAACCTTCATTAACTCCACTACGCATGTTCTCAATGTCTTTTCTAGCTTTATTAGCCATAGCTTCTGATTGTTCATCAGTCAATGAACTACCAGCTTTTAAATTTCTTCTAGCTAATTCTTCATCAACTATCATTTGTCTATTTTGCTCAGGATTTAAACCAACAGAACTCCCTATCCAACGCATTACTGTATCATCTTTCTTTTCTTTTGCTGCTGCAGCGGCAGAAATCTTCGATTCTTCTTGTAATTCTTGTGTTGATTTTGCTCGAGTTACACCAGTTGCGTCTTCAACTAATCTCCAAATTCCATCTTCCATAGAAGACATGTGTTTAACCAAAGGATCACCAATATCAGTAATTAATTCTTCAAGTCTGGCTTCATTTTCCTTAATTTCGTGGTCCATAGAATTCCAAATGGACATTTCTTTATTATGCCTTTCATCATCTTCTGATTGCAATAATTTCTTAAGTTGATCTGGCGACATTTCTTCTAATTTACCTGTCATACCAGCTTCTAGTAATCTGCCTGCGTTTGAAGCAGAAATACCAAATTGTTGCTGCAAAGTAAGGGCAGCCATAGCCTTTTGATCTCGATTCATGCCTTCTAGGTTAGTTTCACCTGTTGTTTCAAAAGCCAATTCTTTAGTGATCGCACTTAATCCCTTGCCACCCATGCCTTTAAAAGTATCACCACCAATTGATATATCACCTTGTGTAAAACCTAATTGTTGTTTGAAAAGTAATTCAGCAGGTCCACCACTCATACCAGCACCAGTCATCGCTCTAATTGCTAAACCAGTTCCTTCTTTACTTCTAAAAAAACCTTCAGCACCTTTAAAAGCTGCTATTGATCTTCCTACGTTGGCTTTATAAAATTCATCTGCTTGAGCTAGTGCTGTTAATGTTCCTTGAATAGCATTTATATCTGCGCTTCCTTCATTAGCAATTTGCTCTGTCATTTGGGCAGATTGTTGCATAAATTTAATTGCACCAGATGAATCTAATGCTGAAACCATTGCTGTTTTATATAATTCCATCAACCTTTTTTGAGTACCACTTTCTCCACCAAGAGCAGCTCCCTTTTCATCTATGGCTGCTGCCCTGAAAGCACCAGTTATAGAAGTTAAAGTTTCAGGGTCAAGACCTGTTACTCTTCTTTGCCTACCAAATTCACTCAATGATCCCCTATCAACGTCACCACCTAATCTTTGAAGCATAGCCGCACTTTGCATAGTTTCTTGAGGACCAAAACCATATTGAACACCAGATTCTCTTAGTCCTTCCATTTGGTCTTCACTTAAAGCTTGTCTACTTAATCCCCTAAATGTTAAATTAGCACCAGCTAATTGTCTTCTAGGAGCACCAATAGCTCTAGCTCCCATATAAGCACCTACAGCTCCACCAAGAGCCATTCCTGCGGGACCCATTATTCTAGCGGCATTACCTATTCTACCAAGAACCCCTCCAACTACACCGTGACCAGCACCAGTTGCTGATGCCCCAGCTCTTTGGAAGAAATTTCCTGCTTGAAAATTAGAACGTTGTTTTCCTAAATCTCCTCGAGTTTCTTTCATAAGACGATGAATTTTTCTTCGATTTATAAATTCTTTTTCGTCTAATTTACCTGTTTTTCTTTTAATTTCATTGATTCTTTCTAATTCACGTTCATAACCAGCAAGTTCTTTTTTCAAAGAATTTACGGTGTCCAAACTAAATTTTTTGAAATCTGCCATTGCTTTGGTATTAATTTTGAAATCAATACCCTTACCACCAAACATTTTGGTGATAGTTTTTGAAAATTTGCTGAAACTTTTTTCAGCACCTCTTAAGTCGGCATCTATAATAATCTTTCTAGCCATTAGTCATCCAAACTTTGTATGTCTTCACCCAAAACAGGGAAATTTTCTTCAAATTCTTCTAATTCTCTATCTTTTTTTCCTGCTTGAATAATTTTTGCTCTACGAAGATCCTCAGGTGATGGTTGTGTTAAATAATCATCTTCTTCTCTGTAATCATCGCCCATTTCTTTTTTCAAATAATTCTCCCACTCATCACGATTTTCTTCTTCAGAAACCAATTCTTCTCTTCCATTAGCCAATTGATCTTTATAATACTCAACCATCCATTCTTCTAGAGTTCTGTCTAAAAATAAAGGATGATTATCAGGTAATTTAAATTTTTGAGAAAACCAAACCCCTAAGAAATCAATTAATTCCAATTCATTAGATACTGTTTTTTGATATTGCTCTTTAGCAATTTCTTTTAAACGGCGTAAATCCATTATGCCTCTTCTTCCTGAGTTTGTTTGGGTTCTACTTTAGGATCTTTTTCTTCGGGTGTTTCGGACTTTTTTTCTTCTTTAGGACCGAAAACTTCTTTATCCCACTTTTCTTCGAATTCTTGTGTTTTTTTCCAAAGATTTGTAATGATATTCATATCATAAATATCTAAACCAAATTTCATATCTTTTGCCCACCAGTCTGGATATTCAACTAATCCAAACCTCAACCAAGCTATCATTTCAGCATATCGCTGTGCTTCATTGGGTAAGAGATATTTTATTTCTTCTGTTAGATATACTTCTTTTTTAGCGGCTGCCAATCGACTACCTAAAGTTAGGCGTTTATATTTAAAGGTACCTTGCCATATTCTTTGGGATTCTTCACCTTTAACGTCAATTTCAAAGACATATTCCATGCTTGGAAGGCTACTTAGAGTGCTCATTATATTCTCCTATATTTTTATATTTTATCGCTTTGATTATAATACAATGCTTTGTTGTGTTATTCTCCCTCATCGAACATGCGTCTTGCTACAAAACTTAGCGTTTCTGTCCAGATCCCTCTAGCGTTAACTGTTCCAGATCTTCCCACTAATTTTAGGCCATTCATCTTTAGAAGAACAACGCCCTGAGTTTTGTCTTTGATCTGAGCGGTTAACTCTGGTTGTCTTAATAAGTTTTCGATTTTAGGTTGAATACCTAAACTAAAAGCAGCTTTGAAAGCCACACGAAACATTGACGCTGTAAAAGTCACTCTGGTACCAACTTCTGCATATTCATCTATTTTGATTTCATCTATACCTTGAATTGCTTCAGTAACAATTTCTAAATTGTATTGAACATTATTAGCATAAGCAATGGGGACTGTTCCTATCCTTAATTCTAATTTTGCACCTGTGGAAACTTCACTCATATTTTTATATCCTTAATAATAAAAAAGGACTGAATTTCTTCAGTCCTTGCAAAAGTCAAACCCTTATCTGCTTAGAGCTCCAATAAGGACTCTTAAATTTTAAATTATAATACGCCGGCTTGTCCTGCTTCGTCAAAAATAATTCTTCCAACAAAGTTCAAAGTTTCAGTCCAAACTCCTCGAGCATCAACTGAACCACTTCTTGAAGATAATTTAATACCGTTAATATTTACTAATACTGCATCTTGAAGTTTATCTTTAAGTGTTGCTGTTAATTCAGGTTGCTTCAAAAAGTCTTGAATTCTTGGAGAGATACCTAAACTAACTGCAGCTTTCGTATTAACTCTAAACATTGCTGCAGAGAATTCAACAGTTACACCTAATTCGGCGTGTTCGTTTACTTCGACTTCTCCAAACCTTTCAATCGGTTGCATATTATGGTTTTCAGTATATGTAGCATTATTAGCATAAGCTACAATAACCCCACCTATTTTCAACTCTAATTTTGCACCAGTACTTACTTGTGACCCAATCGCCATATTTTTATTCTCCCTTTAATTAAGCAACTCTAATATTATCAATGTTAATATTAGTGAAGATAAAGTCGATACCTTGTACTGGAGTAATAGTTACATCAATCAATACTGCATTTCCTTCAATTCTAACGTTTAAGCTCTTGAAACCAATTCCACCGTTTGAATCATCTCCAACAATAATTTCTGATCTCAAAAAGTCTGCCATCAAAGCAGCTACTTCTGATTCAATAGCATCTTGTGTTGCTACTCCTAAATTCTTTGTTCCAACAAACTTGTCTTCCAAAGCCTTTCTCATTGTCTTAGCTACGAAGTTTACAGCTGAGAATACTGAGGGTCTGTTAAATACGAAGTTATTATCTCTACTATATGTAGCATTTTGAACCATGATTTCTACAGAACCACCACCTGAAAGTGTTTTCAGAGGCATAATTCCATCATTAATAGCTTCATCACTCTTAGTTTCTGGTTTAAATAGTTCAGAAGCTGATGGAGTAACACCTTGCTTTTTCAAGTGTCTTAAACCTGCAGCAGTAATTAATTTCTTAGTTGTTGGTTGTCCAATGTCTCCACCTGCTTGCATACCAGCGCAAATTGCAGCTGCGATGTGAGGTTGAGCAAAGAACAATTCGCCGTCAGTTCCTAAAACAGAAACATCTTGAATTAACAATGAAGCAAATTCACTATTAAGTGTTCTCGCTTGAGTCTTACCTTCTAAGAAAGTACCTCTTAATCCAAGGTAACAAGCTCGTTCTTTTCTTTGTTTTGTTTGTGACATTGTCTTGCAGTGGTTTCTTGTTGCAATGTGGATTGATTCAACATCATAAGTTGAACCTGTATCTGTTGAATTAGCATCTTCTGCCAAATCATCTGAAGCATCTTGTGAAACCAATGGAACAATTAAATCAACATCTTCTACAGCTTCTAGAGCTGTAAGAGCAGCTGTGAAATCAGCTGTTGCTGAAGCACCTCTTACACCACCACTCAAAAAAGTTTGAGTAAGGGCATCAGGAAGTCCAACTCGAGTTCCAGTGTTTAAGATTTCAATTAATGAACTATTTCTTCGAACGTGATCAAATACCACGAAGGCATCTGATTTAATCTTACCAGGAGTAATACCTGAACCAGAACTTGCAACAGGAATTGCAGCAACTCTATCCAAAGTTGTTGGATCAAGTCCGCCATTAGCAGTTGGTTCCAATACACATGTGTAAC